AAAGAGAAAGACCTACAGTCGAAAGAAGAAAGCAGGAACGTTCGTAGGCGCTACTCAAGAGATGGAACCTATCCACTCTGTAGACTCCGATCAGTTTGTCTCTGAGATTGTTGAAGTTCTTCATTCTAGACCTTGGCTTAAGTTTTGCGATATTAGAACGGTATTGGTCGATCCCGGCACTCGTACGGGTGATATTCGAAAAGCCAAGTGGGTTATCTACAGAGATTACGCCACATTTTCAGATTTAGATCGTCTACGAAATGTTCCTGGTTACGATATACCAGACGAGGATGTATTGAGGGGGCTTTTCTTTTCTAAGCCTACTTCTGGACCTGATAACATCACGTTGACTATTCCGGAAGGCATGTATGGTTATTTGCAGCACGCCCTTCCTCGAAGTTATAAAACTTCTGCGAATCCGGAAGAAACACCAATTGAGATTCTTGAGCGTTGGGATAAGGAACGAGTTATTGTGATTATGTCCTTTGACGGTCACAATATTCTGATTAGAAATGAAGCGAATCCTTATGGACGTATTCCGTTCTTTTCGGCTAACTGGAGAAATATTCCGGATTGTTTCTACGGTCAAGGTTTGGGTATCTTGATCGGTTCAGAACAATTGGTTGAGCAGGGTGTTACAAATCTTTCGTTAGATTTGATTTCATATTGCTTACAACCACCTGCTGTTCGCAAAAAGGGATTTAATACTCCTACTCAGAGTATTCGTTGGGGTCAAGGCAAGATTATTGATGTCGATGACGATATTGATAAGGCATTTAAATTTCTAGAGATGCCAGCGCCTCCTGCGGCAGCGTATCAGGCTATTATGCAATCGCAAGCAGCGGCAGCAGCTTCATCAGGTGCCAACGAGCAAGTTGTTCAAGGTGCCGCATCGTCGGGCGCTAAGGCAACGGGTATGCGATCTGGAACCGGTGCAGCGGCTGTTATTCAAGCTAACGCATCTAGACTGGATAATCCTATTGGCAGAGTAATCCGGCAAGTTTTTGAACCCTGGCTTGAAGTGATGGATGAGTTGAATAACGATTTATTGCCTACGTCTGTGCTGAATAGAATTCTCGGTGAGCAGATGGGTAAAGACGCTGCAAAGAGTGTCGATCACATTGAGTTTCGAAATGCTCAGTTGCAATATGAAGTTCTCGCTGGTGCTCATTTAGGTGCTAAGCGAGAAATGGTTCAGTTCTTCCCACTTATGATGCAGTTATTAGCTGCACCAGCATTTAATCAGGGACTTACTCAAGCGGGTTGGAAGTGGAACTTTCCGCAGATATTTAAGATGTACGCTGCGGCAGCGGGTTGGAAGTACAGTCAAGAATTCTTGGTTCAAATGACTAAGCAGGAAATTCAGCAGCGAGATGCAAATTCAGCGGCAGGAGTTCAGGCTCGTCAAGCACAAGCGCAGCAAGCGGTACAACAGAAGAAATTCCAGCAGGATCAAGCGCTTCAAGAGCAGGAACAGCTAGGAAAGGCTTCGAATGAAGTCGTTCGAGCGGCTACGGAACACGCTTTACAACCAGAAATAACCGGCGAACCTACTTCATCAGGAGCAGGTTCGACGACTGAAATTTAATCAATAGCTAGGAGTACCCAATGGCAGAACCTTTGTTATTCGACGAGTTAACTATGCCTCAACGAACAGCTTTGGCTAATTTAGCTCATCACCCCGGTTTCGAAGTATTAGTTACGATCATGAATAGATCATGTGAGATTATAAATGCTCGCTTGGTTAAGCTTGATCCTGAGGACCCGGAATACGAGAAGCAACTTTCTCGCTTACATTTGCAATCTAGAACAGTTAACGAATTCTGCTCTAGTGTTTTGAAATCTATTCAATTCCACGAGAGAATGGCTGTTTTGAGTCAGCAAGTGTCTGAAGAAGAAATTCGTGCTGCTATTAGAGCAGCGGAACCTAAATTTACGCCGGGTAATCCACTAGCATCAGCGGTGGGGTTGTCTAATAAATCACAAGATGGAGATTAATATGTCTGAAATATTACGTACTAAGGCAGATGTGTATAAACTTAGTTCTGAAGATTTGAAGAAAAAGATGTCTACGGCTGAAGGTATAGATGAAATTAACCGGGCGATACAATCGACGGATGAAAATCCAGTGATTACGCCTGAAGAAGCCGCAGCAAAAGAAGTAGCAGATAGAGCGGCCCAAGAAGCGGCAGATAAGGCAGCCGCAGATGTTATAGCAGAAGCAGCACGAGTCGCAGCCGAAGCTGAAGCGGCAAGACCGTCAGAACCAACTGCAAAGCCGTGGGAAGCAGAAGATGCTTCGTACGCTACGTATGGTATCCACATTACTCGGGATTCTGAAGGTAGAATTCAAAGAGTCATTCAGGAATATCAGGTTAAAGATGAGTCTGGCAATCCTATTGGACGAGCTACTCATATTGAGGCTAGAACTTGGCCAGAGTTTATAGCAAAGAAAGATGAGTGCCACGTTCAAGCAACCAGAGCCTTCAATCGATTGAAGTCTCAAAAAGTTTCATTTAAACAGCAGCCAGTGGAACCAGAGTACAAGCCTCTGTCCGACGAAGAAATGACTGCATTAGTTAAAGATTTGAAGGGCGACGACGCGGCCAAGGCTGTAGCGGCAGCGAGAAAGATCGCCGGAAGTGAAGTCGCTAAAGATCGAGAAGTAGCCCGAGAAGCAACCGCTAAAGCTAGAGGGGCGCAGATTGGCTACGAATTTAGACAGCGACATATAAGTGATTTTAATCCGTGCAAAGCGAATTCCGATCTTATCGGAAAGTATCTTGAGGAAAATCAACTTGAGTTTACTTTGGATAATCTCGAAATAGCATATATTGCATTGGAACACGAGTTGGCCCCGGTATCGGTGCCAGCTAGTCGAGTAGAGGTACCGCCCGTGGTCAATCCACCGGCAACGGTGCCACAAGCGTTACCAGCCGTGCAGCATCCTTCCGCCCAATTAGCGGAAAGACCAGCAGCGGCGGCTGCTCTTCCAGCAGCGCCAGTACCACCGGCTCCTCAGCCAGTAGCAGAAAATCCAACACCTGCTCAGCAGAGACCGGGAGTTAATGGTGGACTTGAGCCGGGTTCGCTTTCTGCACAGCGACCTACAGTTTCAGGTACTCCTAAACTCACAAGAGAAGATATTCTGAAGATGGACAAGGAAAAATTGAAGCGATTGGTTAAGGACCCGAATAAACGGGCCGAACTAAATGCAATCCTTGCACAGCCTCGATAACTTCGTAAAGCAGATCAAGGTAGATTTATATGAGTGGACCTAATCCAGCAGCAATGAACGTAGGAAACGTTCTAACAGCACAGGCGATCTTGTTCGATAAGGAACTGATCCCTAACTTAAAAGGCGAAACCGATGCTTTCGTAGCATGGGCAGAGCGACGTGTGCAACCTTTGCACATGGGTATCAACCGAACTTTCTTCCAGTACAACACTCTTTCCGGGGACACAACTCAGAAAGCTGACGGTACTGTAGGATCGCCTGAGTTGATCAGCCAGTTGAGCGCACCGGCGCAGATTGGTGAATGGAATAACTATTCCAACTTCTCTTCGTTTGCGATTGCCGCAGCGATTGACGAGTTGGTCGGAAACTCGGCTGTCGAACTTGGCTATCAGGCCGGTCAGTCTATTTCTGAATTGTATAGCGCCGTAGTTGACTCGGCATCGACAGTTGACGCCAACGTTAACCAGAGCGGTTTGCTATCCAGCCCTTTCACTCTCGATTTGGGAACAGTTCGAGAATTGAAGCAGCAACTTGTTAGCCACAACGTGTTGCCTTGCAAGCGGGGTAAGTTCGGTGGTTCAGTAAGTCCTAACGTGTTGGGAGATATTTACAACGCAACGACAGTAAATAATTCTATCGTTGATTTGTGGAAGTATGCCAACATGGAGAAGTTCGATAAGATGGCTGGCGCTGACCAGACACAGGACATCGAACTTCCTGGCACAAACATCGTAATGAGACAGACTCCGTTCGTTACGACAACAGCCAATTACAGCGGT